TCATTAGACCATTATCATTTTTTAAAATTAACAGGTAGAGAAAAGTTAATACCAAAACCAAAAATATCAATATTATGATGAATCCATTCAAATATTTAAAAGAGTTGTACGAAAAGTACAAAATGAAGAAAAGAATTGCAAAAAAATTAGCAGAGCTTAAAAAAAGAGACCCATTTGTTTATAAAAACTTCTAAAGTTAAGTTTTGGAATATTTATATGTATGAATTTAAGCGAAGTAGATAAACCAGAAGTTAAAAAGACCATAGTAGTATATTCAGGTCGTTTTCAACCATTTCACAAAGGGCATTATGTTTCTTATTTAAAACTTTGTAGTAAGTTTGGTAAGAATAATGTCTATATTGGTACATCTAATGATACTTCCGGTCCAAAATCTCCATTTAACTTTAACGAAAAAGTTAAAATAATGAACACTATGTTCGGTATTCCATCGGACAAGATAGTTCAGGTGAAAAATCCATATGCTCCAAAAGAAATTTTACAACAATTTGATGGTAAAACAACTCAATACATTGCAGCAGTTGGAGAAAAGGATGCAAATAGATTACAAGGTAAATATTTTAAGCCATATAAAGGTAAAGCTGGATATGGTTACGATGAAATTGGTTATGTTTATCCCGTTCCTGCTGAAACTAACGCAATTAGTGGAACTGATGTTCGAAGTTGGTTAGGTAGTGATAGTAAAGATAAAGAAAAAGGATTTTTAAAAGCATATCCAAAATTTGATAAAGAAATTTTTAAAATGATAACAGGTAAATTAAACGAATCGGTAAATACAAATCCATCATATACGATGAGGCCAGAACCACATCCAACTAGACATGAAACGGAACACCCAACCGATGAACCTGATTGGCATAAAAAGGATGAACCATATGACCCTATTTCGGAATTAATAGGTAAAACTATGATGGAAGAAATGTTTCAAGACTTTTTAAGAGAATATTTGGATGAAGAATCCGAAGCTCAGAAAATGGGATTGATACACTTAGGTGGTGGGTATTATGGTAAGGAGCAAGGTAAACCAGCTACTCATAAATCGGAAGATGGTAAAATTAGAGCATTAACACCCGCTGAAGTAGCTGCGGAAAAGCAAAAACAAATGGCTAAAGGTCCTTCGGATGCACCTGCAAACGAACCTAAACCATCTCAACCAGGTCAACCTGTTAATAAAGGAGCAACTGCTCAAGGTAAAGTTGATAAAGCAAAGGAAGAACCAACTAATAAAAAAGTAGGTGGAGAACAGCCTGGTCAACAAGCGCCTCCGCCTGAACAAAAGTTAAGTGGAGCAGAATTGAAATCATCTGCCGAAATGTCTCCAGATGAAAAGAAACAAGCCGAAGTAAAAGAAAAATTACATCATGCAATGGCTGATTTATCAGATGATGATAAAAAAGTAGTAGATGATGTTAATAACCCGGATTCAGAAATGAGAAAGGGTTGGTATGAAAAATTAAATGATTGGACTGGAGATAAACTACATAAAGTTGGTAAAGCAGTTGGGCATGTAATTGCACATAAAGTAGACCAATATAAAGAATTTGGTAAGGGTATGTACTCATTAGCAACTTCAGGTAAATTGGGTACAATTACAGATGAAGAAACTGGTAAAAAAGTACATTGGTCTGATTATACACAGGGAGGTTCATCCAAAGAAGGATGGGGAGATAAAATGAAAGATGTGCCTGTTTATAAAAAAGATAGTCATGGACATCCTATACATGATGAAGAAGGTAATCCGGTTCAAGATAAAGATTGGAGGGGTAGACCTAAAACACAAAAAGAACCTGTATTTAGAGAAGATTTATCACCAAGAGAATTGGCATTAGCAAAGAAATCTTGGTATGAAAGAAATGAACAAATAAAAGGTTTAAAAGGAACTGCTATGGATGCCGCTCTTATTGCTGGTAGTATGATGACAGCAGGGGCTGCAACTGGGGCATTAGCTGCAAAGGGTATCGGTACTACTGCAAATGTTGCATCGTATGCGGGGCAAACATTGGGACATGCAATTCAACATGGAGCTGTTCACTCATTCACATCGGGGGCGAGTTATTTTGGAATTCACTTAGGAAAGGATATGGCTAAACACGTTGCAATTGAAGCAACGGGATTAGGTGCGATGGGAACAACTACTGCTGGAACTGTTTTAAGTGTTGCAACGGGTGGTATTTTGGAAGGAATTGGTAATGATTCAAATCAGCCAAATCCACAAGATATGATGATGAACCTAATAAAGAAAATAGGTGAAAGAATGCAAACATTTAAAATGAGTGATGAACAAATGTTGGCATCTATTGAATCATATAAAAAAAATAAACCAGAATCCGATTTAGCAAACGCTGCAAAGGATTTAATGAAAGAAGATTTATCAGATTCTAAAAAAGCAAATATACAACACTTTGTAGAATTTGCAACTAAGAGATTAAAACTACAAGAAACTCCAAAAGTAACTTTGGTAGGTGGAAAAGAATATGGTAATGTAAAATCTTCATTAGGTGGATACAGCCCAGAAGATAAAACAATATATGTTGCAACTGAAGGTAGATTGACAGCAGATATCCTAAGAACTCTTGCGCATGAGATGGTTCATAGAAAGCAAGATGAGATGGGATACATCAAAGATTCGGTACAAGATGGTGCGGATGGTTCTCCAATAGAAAACCAAGCACATTCAATTGCTGGAATCTTAATGAGAGAATATGGTAGAATCAACAAACAAATTTACAACGAAGATGTTAATGTAGATGTTGATAAAGGTGATGAAGTTTTAATGGGTAAATTTAAAAACAAAAAAGTTACCGTTAAAGATATTGGAACTGATGACCATGGGATGCCAACAATCAATGGTAAGCAAGCAACTACATTCAGAATTCCACGAGGTGAAAGTGTAAACGAAGTTGGTTCAAATGATTGGAGATTCAAAGCAATTATGAAATTGTGGGATAAAGCATCTACATTTGGTAGAAAGAAAATTGCAGCAGCAGTTTGTAAAGACCCAAATGCGGATAGAAATGATGTTGCAAGAGAATTGAGAAGTTTTGGATATAGAGATATAACATCGGTTGGTGACCAATTAGGATTAGACGAAAAAAAAAATCTTAAAGAAAAATTATCACACTCCAATTTAGATAGTGTAGAGAAATATGCGGATAGAGAATTATCTCCTGCTGATATTGAATTTAGTAATCATTTCTTTGATAGATTAAATGACCCAAGAAATGGTAAAGAAATTTCAGAACCAGAATTAACTGGGTTTTTCAAAAGATTAGCAAGACACAAAAAAGAATTTTTAGATTTTTTAGATAAGTACAATCAAATCGTAGTTAAAGATACGAGAAGTGATATCAATATCCCATTTGTAAAAATGGCAAATAAAGTTATCGCTAAGACTGTAATGAGAAAGGGCGAATTTCAAACATCATCTCATACAATCGTAAATGAAGCACAGGCCGTTAGTGGTGGCAAGGTTCATAAATTCATTACTGGTAAAAATTTAGGATTCAAAGGTAAAAAGTATTCTGAAATTGAATTTGAAACATTAGGAATCGATAATAGAAATCAGACTGTTAGATTGAAAATTATAGCACCAAAAGAAATTGGTGGTAATGAAATGAGTTTAGATTTCAGAACAATTAGAAGAGGTCCTTTTTTCAAAACCGATACTCATTCTCACTCAATACATGAAGGATTGATATTAGAAGGTGGTGCATACGGGCACATGTCACATCCATTTGATGATATGGATTTAACTTTTGGTGATTTGAAAAAGATTATCAAAGGAGCATTGACGGGTAATTTAGAATTGACAAGAGAGAAAACTGATGGGCAAGCATTGGCAATCAGTTGGAAGAATGGTAGATTAATTGCAGCAAGAAATAAATCACATTTAGCTAATGGTGGAGCCGGTGCAATGGGTATCGAAGATGTAGCAAATAAGTTTGGTGGTAGAGGTGGTTTAACCGATGCATACAATTTCGCAATGAAGGATTTGACAGCAGCAATCCAATCATTATCAGAAGCACAAAGAAAAAAGATATTTAACGAAGGACAATGTTTTATGAATTTGGAAGTAATATGGCCAACTTCAGTAAATGTTATTCCTTACGGACAGGCTTTATTAGTATTCCACAATACAACTTGTTATGATGAAAAGGGTGTAGCAGTTGGAGCAAATCAGGGAGCAGCAACAATGTTAGCAGGAATGATTAAGCAAGTAAACGCTGATGTTCAATCAAAGTATACAATACAAGGTCCACCTGTAACAGAACTACCTAAAAATGAGGAGTTAAGTTCGAAGCAAACAAAATACCTAACTCAATTACAAAAGATTCAATTTCAATTCCAATTATCCGATAAGGATGGTGTTTCTGAATATCATCAAGCATGGTGGGAAGATTTTGTGAACAAAGGTGGAGTTAAATTACAAAAATTAGAAAAGGAAGCATTAGTAAGAAGATGGGCATTTGGCGATAAATCATTTCGTTTAAACACTATCGCTGATAAAGATGCTCAAAAATGGGCAATCGATAATGATAAAGTAAATGTAGCTAAACAACAAAAAGAAAATGTTAGACAATTTGAAGAAATATTTTTGGGGGTTGGTGCAGACGTTCTCTCATTTATGGGTTCAGTTTTAACAGCAAACCCAGATGCAGCAGTTCGTAATATGAAAGATAGATTAAAATCAACTGCGGAGAAAGTTAGAGGAAGTGGTGACCCATCTAAAATAGCTAAATTGAAAATGGAATTAAGTAGATTGGCTAGTATTGGTGGTAAAGACAAGATAGTTCCAAACGAAGGTATTGTATTTGTTTATAAAGGAAACACTTACAAACTTACAGGTACATTCGCACCATTAAATCAAATTTTAGGTATATTTTACGAATAAAAAATAATATATATACATATATACAAAGGTTATTAATAAAAGAATTATGGTAAAAAGAACAAGTTTTGAACAAAAAAATAAACACATTCACAAATCTCGTAAACTAATTATCGATACGGTATTTGGTAGAACCGATGATAATCAAAATGTGTTTGGTTATGAAAAAGAAGCAGAACAAAAAAGAGAAGTAGGTGAGAAGTGGGTTGATAAAGATGGTAAGGAGTGGGAACAAAAAGAAGGATTTAAAATCAACACTACTAAAATGGATGAGGTTAGAGAATATCTAAAAAAGATAACAACTTGCTCATCCGATGATTGTAAAACAATTCAATATAGTACTGCTGATAAGAAGTTAATTGCTAAAACGGGGTTATGTACAACTTGTTTGGCAAAGCAAGAAAGTATATTGAGAGGTGATGGAACTTGGCCTTTTTATGAAGATTATAAAATAACTTTAAACAAGTTAGATTATGTTAGAGATGTTAAAGCACAATTAGAAGAGGCTTTAGAAGGTGTCAAGCAGCAAGTTGAAATGATTAATGAAGATGGTACTATAAGCAAATGGCAATGGGATATTGATATTCAAAAAGTAAAATCTGATTTAAAAAATGATATTGCTGGAGCTTACAACGCAATTGAAGAATTGTTAGAGCGTAAGTTGGCATTAGAAAATAAGTTACAGGAATTAAATCATTCAGAATTAATAAAAAACTAAATTAAACATTAAGAACATTGCAATTGCAGTATTAGTTGTAATTGTATTATTAGAACTTTGGAACACAGGTGGAGTTATGCCAGGTAAAACTATCAGAATCGATGGTAAAAAATACGAAGTTATCAAACATGAAATTGATACAATCGATGTAATCAAAACAAAAGTAGTTACTAAAAAAGGTGAAGATATCTATCACGAAACAATTGTTGAAAAGGAAGTACAAATTCCAGCAGTAGTAGATACTATGGCTTTATTGAAAGATTACTATTCAAAAGTATTATACAAAGATGTATTAGTATTGCCTGATTCATTGGGAACAGTAGCTGTAACTGATACAATTTCACAAAATAAAATCTTAGGTAGAACTTTCAATGCAAATGTTAAACAAAGAACTATTAAAGAAACTACAATTGTAAAAGAATTACCTAAAACAAAAGTATTCTACGGATTCGAAGGTGGATTCAATAAATCAGATGTTGTATCTCATATTGGAGCAGGTGTTATCTTAAATACTAAAAAGGATAAATTATATCACTTAGGTATTGGAGTAGCTAATAGAGTAGTAGATGGTACAAATGGTTCTCTTTCTCCTTACATCAATGGTGGTGTATATTGGAAGATTAGATTAAAAAAATAATATGGCAGTTCAAGGGAAACCAACGAAAAGTCTAAAAGAAATAATTGCTGAAGAATATCGTAAATGTGCGGCTGACCCCATTTACTTTATGAAGAAGTATTGTGTTATTCAACATCCGGTGAGAGGGAAAATTCCCTTTCACCTTTATCCTTTCCAGGAAGATTGTTTAACGGATTTTAAAGACCATCGGTTTAACATCATCCTTAAATCTCGTCAATTGGGTTTATCAACTCTTTCGGCAGGATTTATTCTTTGGAAAATGATTTTCAATCAGGACTTTAATGCATTGGTTATCGCAACAAAAGTTACGGTAGCAAAAAACCTTGTAGAGAAAGTAAGGGTTATGCACGATTTACTTCCTATATGGTTGAGAGATGGTGGAACTGCGGCAGCAGAAGATAACAAACTCTCACTTAAATTAAAAAATGGTTCGCAAGTAAAAGCAATCGCATCTTCTCCAGATGCAGGTCGTTCAGAAGCCTTATCACTATTAGTTGTGGATGAGGCAGCTTTCATTAGAGATATTGATGAGATTTGGTTATCAGCGCAATCTACCTTATCAACGGGTGGTAGTGCTATTGTATTATCTACACCAAATGGTATTGGTAACTGGTTTCATAAAATGTGGGTTGAAGGTGAAAGTGGAACAAATGGTTTTAATTGTATAAATCTCCATTGGACTGTACACCCTGAAAGAAATCAGGCTTGGAGAGATGAACAAACTCGTATCTTAGGAGTTAAGGGAGCAGCACAAGAATGTGATTGTGACTTTATCGGTTCAGGAGATACTGTATTTGAACCAGCTCTACTGACTTGGTATAAAGATACCTATGTAATGGAGCCGGTTGAGAAAAGAGGATTTGATAACAATCTATGGGTATGGGAATATCCAAATTATAATAAACAATATATTGTTGTAGCGGACGTTGCCCGTGGAGATGGTTCTGACTACTCTACGGCTCATATTATTGATATAGAAGATTGTGTTCAAGTTGCAGAATATAGAGGTAAAGTTGATACAAAGGATTTTGGAAACTTTTTAACCTCATTGGCAACTGAATATAATACGGCACTTTTGATTATTGAAAATGCAAATGTGGGATGGGCTTGTATTCAGCAAGTAATCGATAGAAATTATAGTAATTTATTCTATATGAGTAATGATTTGAAATATATCGATGTTGAAAGACAAATGTCAAACAAATATTATAGAGATGAAAGACAAATGGTTGCTGGATTCTCTACTACATCTAAAACTCGTCCTTTAATCATATCAGCATTGGATACTTATATGAATGATAAAGATATCATTATTCGTTCTCAAAGAACAATTGATGAGATGTTTACATTTATCTGGAGTGGAGGTAGAGCTGAAGCGATGAAAGGGTATAATGATGACTTGATTATGGCATTGGGTATTGGACTTTGGGTTCGTAATACCGCACTTCGTTTAAGACAAGAAGGTATAGACTTAACAAAAAGTATGTTGAATTCAACTACTATCCAAAATAACACCGGAGTATATGCTACAAACTGGCAGCAAGGTAGAAATCCGTATGAAATGGAGGTAGGAAAAGGTCAAACCGAAAATTTAACTTGGTTACTTCAATAAATTTTATATATTTATATGTTGAAACTATTAAAAATACAAAAATGAGATTATTAGACTTAATTCCTTTGAAAGAAATGGAAAATCCTTGTTGGAAAGGATATGAAATGGTAGGAACTAAAACAAAAGATGGTAAAGAAGTACCAAATTGTGTACCCGTAAGTGAAGATATCGATTCGGATGATGATGTAAACTATGGTTTAGTTGAACCAGAAGAATACGATGTTGAAGATGAGGATATGGAAGATTTTATCTCATTTATGCGAGGATATGATAAATCTTTAAATGAAGGATGTCAATGTTTAAGAGAAGCTGAATATCAAGGTAGACAAGTTCAGTTGGGTAAACCAATGGCTGGGGATGTTAAAAAATTCAAAGTGTATGTTAAAAACCCAGCTGGTAATGTAGTTAAGGTAAATTTTGGACAGAAGGGAGTTAAAATTAAAAAGAACAATCCAGATAGAAGAAGAAGTTTCAGAGCAAGACATAATTGTGACCAACCCGGCCCAAGACATAAAGCTAGATACTGGTCTTGTAGAAAGTGGTAAAATTTGGAAATACAAAAAATTTTACTTATCTTTGTAAATTAATATAAATTAAAAAATGGCAGATAAATCAATATTCGGTAGGTTACAAAAATTATTTTCAACGAATACTATAATTCGTAAAACGCAGCAAGGTGTTAAAGTAATTGATACAGATGAGTATCAAAATATGACAACTAATCTTGTAGACCGTTATATGAAATTAAAGATTAGTAATTATGGAGTTGGTTCATTGGAATCATCTTTGGCATATCAACAAGTTAGAATTGATTTGTTCAGAGATTATGATTCAATGGATATGGACCCGATTTTAGCATCTGCATTGGATATTTACGCTGATGAATGTACACCTACAAACGAACATGGTAATGTTTTGAAAATACATCACGAAGATGATAATATCAAACAAATATTAGAAAATTTATTCTACGATATTCTTAATGTGGAATTTAATTTATGGCCTTGGACTAGAAATTTAGTTAAATATGGTGATTTCTTTTTACAATTAGAAATTTCACCTGAATTGGGTATTATTAATGTAATGCCAATGTCTACTTATGAAATGAGTAGAGTTGAGGGATTTGACCCTGAAAATCCTCAAAGAGTAAAATTTGTATATTCACCATATCAGAATCCATATACAACTGGATTACAATCTACAAAAACTGAATATGAAAACTATGAAATTGCACATTTTCGTTTAAATGGTGATGCAAACTTCTTACCTTATGGAAAATCTATGATTGAAGGTGGTAGAAGAGTTTGGAAGCAATTACAATTGATGGAAGATGCTATGTTAATTCATAGAGTGATGAGAGCTCCCGAAAAAAGAATCTTTAAAGTGGATGTGGGTAATATTCCACCAAACGAAGTAGATAACTACATGCAAAAGATTATCAACGCATCGAAGAAAGTTCCATTCGTTGATGAAAGAACAGGTGAATATAATTTAAAATACAATATTCAAAACTTAATAGAAGATTATTATATGCCAGTTCGTGGTAGCGATAATGGTACTTCTATTGATACATTAAAAGGTTTAGAATATAATATGATTGATGACCTTAACTACTTAAAAGGTAAGTTAATGGCAGCATTGAAAATTCCAAAAGCATATTTAGGATTTGAAGAAGATACCAATGGTAAAGCAACATTGGCATCGATGGATATCCGTTTCGCAAAGACAATCGAAAGAATTCAAAAAGTATTAATTTCAGAATTAACAAAGATAGGAATCATTCACTTATATGCGCAAGGTATAGATGATGATAGATTGACTAACTTTACATTGGAACTTACAATCCCATCTAAAATCTACGAACAAGAGCAAGTTGAATTATATACTTCTAAAGTAGCATTGATTCAACAAATGCAACAAACAAAGATGTTCTCTAAAGAATGGATGTATGATTCAGTAATGAAGATGGCTAAAGATGAGCAAGATGAATTGACATTGCAAGTATTGGAAGATACTAAGCAAATGTTTAGATTGACATCAATTGAAACGCAAGGTGTAGACCCTGCTAAGGAAACGGGAGTAGAAGGCGGCCCAACCAATGTAGAAGAAGAATTAAATAAATTAAAATTGGAATTGGATGGCGATGTTGGTAGACCAAAAGACCCGGTTAGATATGGTAAAGATGACCATCCGGAAGGAAGAGACCCGTTGGGAATAAAGACTCTAAAGCAAAGAGAAGGTTCTGTGGCTTATAAACCGAGAAAAAATTCATATTTGGAGATATTTAAGGATATGAATGGTAATAAAAAGACTATTTTGACAGAAGATTTAACAAAAGAGTAATAAACCAATATAAAAATATATTTATATC